ATGGACAACGACAAAATTGATCAACACAGCGACGAAATTGAAGTTGAGAGCGAAGAAAAAGAGCGCGGCAAAAAAATAGAAATAGATGAAGACCGACTCCCCTCCCGGGCGATGGCAATTCATGAGCATATCCGCCAGGATGGTGAAAAAGAGCTGGAACGCGACGCAATGGCGCTACTGTGGTCAGCCATTGCGGCGGGTCTGTCGATGGGCGCTTCGTTACTGGCAAAAGGGATATTTCAAGTCGAACTGGAAGGTGTGCCGGGCAGCTTCTTGCTGGAGAATCTCGGTTATACCTTTGGTTTTATTATCGTCATTATGGCCCGCCAGCAATTATTTACCGAAAATACCGTGACTGCGGTACTACCCGTCATGCAAAAACCGACAATGAGCAACGTCGGCTTACTTATACGGTTATGGGGCGTCGTGCTGCTGGGTAATATTCTCGGGACAGGTATTGCGGCGTGGGCATTTGAATATATGCCTATCTTCAATGAAGAAACTCGCGATGCATTTGTCAAAATCGGCATGGATGTGATGAAGAACACCCCCAGCGAGATGTTTGCCAACGCGATCATTTCCGGCTGGCTGATCGCCACTATGGTTTGGATGTTTCCTGCAGCGGGTGCGGCAAAGATTGTGGTGATTATATTGATGACCTGGCTTATTGCCCTGGGTGACACCACCCATATCGTGGTCGGTTCTGTTGAAATCCTCTATCTGGTGTTTAACGGTACGCTGCACTGGAGCGATTTCATCTGGCCCTTCGCACTACCTACTTTAGCGGGGAACATCTGCGGCGGCACCTTTATCTTCGCGTTAATGAGTCATGCACAGATTCGTAACGACATGAGCAATAAGCGTAAAGCAGAAGCACGCCAAAAAGCAGAACGTGCGGAAAACATTAAGAAAAATTATAAAAACCCGGCATAAATGGCGAGGGTTTAAGCAATCGAGCGGCAGCGTACTTACCCCGCACTCCATTAGCGGGTATACTCATGCCGCATTGTCCTCTTAGTTAAATGGATATAACGAGCCCCTCCTAAGGGCTAATTGCAGGTTCGATTCCTGCAGGGGACACCATTTATCAGTTCGCTCCCATCCGTACCAGTCCGCAAAATCCCCTGAATAGCAAGCCTTCCATAGATTCACAGTTCGTAATGGTTCGCGTCAGATCGTTGACAGCCGCACTCCATGACGGGTAAAAAGTGGATAAAATAATTTTACCCACCGGATTTTTACCCATGCTCACCGTTAAGCAGATTGAAGCAGCAAAGCCGAAAGAAAAACCATACCGCCTTCTCGATGGTAATGGCCTGTACCTTTATGTCCCTGTGTCAGGGAAAAAGGTATGGCAGCTTCGCTACAAGATTGACGGTAAGGAGAAAATCCTGACTGTCGGAAAATATCCGCTTATGACTTTGCAGGAGGCAAGGGATAAAGCATGGACTGCGAGGAAAGACATCTCGGTTGGCATAGATCCGGTAAAAGCGAAAAAGGCTTCGTCTAACAACAACTCCTTTAGTGCCATTTACAAGGAATGGTACGAGCACAAGAAGCAAGTGTGGTCTGTAGGGTATGCGACTGAACTTGCCAAAATGTTTGATGACGACATTTTACCCATCATCGGCGGTCTCGAGATTCTGGATATTGAGCCGATGCAACTGCTGGAAGTAATCCGCAGATTTGAAGATCGCGGTGCAATGGAGCGAGCCAACAAAGCCCGCAGAAGATGTGGCGAGGTTTTCCGTTACGCTATTGTCACTGGTAGGGCTAAATATAACCCGGCACCTGACCTTGCTGACGCCATGAAGGGATACCGCAAGAAAAACTTCCCGTTTCTTCCTGCAGACCAGATCCCGGCATTTAACAAAGCACTGGCAACATTTTCAGGAAGCATCGTATCGCTCATTGCGACCAAGGTTTTACGCTATACAGCCCTAAGAACGAAAGAGCTTCGTTCCATGCAATGGAAGAACGTCGATTTTGAAAACAGGATTATCACCATCGACGCCAGTGTGATGAAGGGTCGCAAAATTCATGTGGTTCCTATGTCAGACCAGGTGGTTGAACTTCTCACTACGCTAAGCTCAATCACTAAACCAGTATCAGAGTTTGTTTTTGCCGGTCGCAACGATAAGAAGAAGCCAATCTGCGAGAACGCGGTATTGCTTGTGATCAAACAAATCGGCTATGAGGGTCTGGAAAGCGGTCACGGATTCAGGCATGAATTCAGCACAATTATGAACGAGCACGAATGGCCTGCTGACGCTATTGAAGTGCAACTGGCACATGCCAACGGCGGATCTGTGCGCGGTATTTACAACCATGCGCAGTATCTCGATAAGCGCAGAGAAATGATGCAGTGGTGGGCTGATTACATCGATGGTCGTGCAGGAGTGTAAGCCATTACGCGAATTCTTCCACGATCGCCATGCCAGTAGCACCATCACCACCGGTAAATGCCGTACCGGTAAACCCGAGGTCATACGCGCCACCACCACCGGATCCGGGAGCTGCGCCAGCAATACCGGCCTGAGAACCCGCCCGGCCACCGCCGCCAAAATACGACGCCCCGCCGTTGCCCGTCAGAAGGCTTGAGCCTGTCTGTCCATCTGAGCCGGTACCACCGTTGATCCTGATATCTCCGGTCGCCGCCGTACCTCCGGCGCCGCCGGCGGTATTGGACACGCCTGACTTCACGCCGCCTTTCCCGCCAGGAGCTGAGAACAGGCTGGCAAACGAGGTAGCACCACCATCCGCACCACTTACTGCGCCAACTCCGCCCTTACCACCCTTGCCGACAGTAATCGCGTAAGAACTGGCAGCAGACAGGTCAACCCATACGATAATGGTCGCGCCCGCGCCGCCGCCAGCACCGGAGAAGGTTTCTGTATTGTTGGAGGCCTGGCAGCCGCCACCGCCGCCACCGGCACCGGTCAACGTTACTTTTGCATAACGGGCCAGAGGAGATCGCGTATAGGTTCCGTTTGCATAGAAAGCTTTTGGAGCGCCAAGTGAACGCCCGACAAAACCAGAGGAATCAGATATTCCGAGGTTATAACGGGCTTCATTTATCGCATCCTCACCGGCATCTTTAATTTCTGACAGGTTATTGCTGATCTGCAGGAATGATAACAATGATCCGGCGGTCATTAAATTCGCGACAATGTCATTCGTTGACCATACGCGTGCCGTAGTTCCTTCCTGACCACGAATTACTGTCATCACGTCACCGGATACAGACGTGACGTGCATAATTTCAGAAATTGTTTTCGTGGCCGCGTCGGTTATCGTTAATTTGAAATAACTCTGCCCAGATACAGGGGAAGGGAATAATGACCCCGCTCCAGTACCCACGGTAATAACGGTAGCGGACGCGCTAATACCCGCAGCGAGCACACTCTTTGCGTTATTATTGGCTAATAGCTTCAGCGCCATATATACCCCAGTTAAATAATAGAATTATCAGAGCGAACATCGCAGATAGTAAATGTCACGACCCCGATGACCGCAACATCGTCCAGGGCTTCGCCCTCGATCGCCTCGCCATCTTCGGTAATCAGCGACCTTCCTCTCAGCGTGGCAAGCTCTGTCCCGCCTCCGTGCTGGATCAGAACCTGACTGCCTTGTGATGGCTTCAGGGAGATATCCAGCACAACATAACCGCCTGATCGCTCGAAGAGGCGCGTATTTGGCCCGACATTGCAGATCGAGTTAACCGTTAATCGCTGTTCCGTGTAGTCCGTCGCGGGTGATGGAAAGCCCATTACAGAACCCTCCCCATGTTGGCCATCATCCACAGCCTGTTTTCGCTATGGTCCGGCGTCTTATCGACGAAATACGTCTGCTCGCGTGCGATCCAGGAGTTCGCCTCCACCTCGGATAAGTGGATGCCGCGCAGGAGCAGTGCGGTAACGAAGTCTCGGGTGTGAAGGTACTGGAACCCCTTGGAACTGCGCAAAATGGACTCGCGGAAAGCCGCGGCGATGTCTGACTGACGGTGCATGATCTGCCTCTGATTGATACTGTTTTTATATACAGTAGTTTCATCAAAGAGTCGGATCAATACTTGATGATGACTTTGTTTTATCTTCCGGTAGCCTCTTAAATTGCTTTTCACACAAATAATTGATATCAATACATGTTTTATCCAAGACACTCCGCCACCAAAATGAGTACAAAAAGTGACACTCTTGTTCGCAGAATACTACGTAAATCCGATGGCCTGGGCCTCAAGCTCAGCAAGCCTGGGATCGACTACGAGGTCCTACAGTCACATGGATGGACTGAAATTTCAGATGGCACTAACACGATAATGGTGGAGCTTACTGATGGTGGTAAGTTGCAATTCTTCTTATGCGTCAAACATCTGAGAGCATAGACCTTTATTGCATCGCCAGTAAAAATTGAGAGACAGATATTTTTTCAGCAGAAGTTAAAGAGCCGTTCATTAGCAATGTTGACTTAATATACTTGCTGGATGTTTCTACGTTGTTATCCACCTTTCTACCCATCAGTACGTTATTTGTGCCAGCAACCCTTGTCCCTGGCAGGGTTGATGTCGCTGACACCAGTGTGGAGGTCGCGGCGTTGAAAATATCGATTGCCACCACTCCCTGATTAACAGTGGCCACAAAAGCAAATAGACTTCCTGCAGCTATCGATGAAGGAAAATCAGCATAAGCATACACAGCAGACTGCCCGGTATTTTGAGCTACACAGAACAATCGCCCGGTGGTGTCAAAGCCTATAGAAAAGCCACTGGCCGTAGAGCCGCTTCCTGCATAATCCGCAATCATATGAGAGTTCAGTCCAGCTGCGGCATTCCTTTTTACCACTCCGCAAATGGTAACACTAAGTGTTGCTTTCTTCCTTGTATCCAGATAGTTACTAGGATTAACGGTAATAAACCCGCCAGTGTTATTCACTGTCCCGTTAATCACCGCCGGGTTATTTTGATCGTATGAGTCGTAAGTAATATCTGTTACCGGGTCCCCGAAATAGAAACCAGCATAAGGAGTTGCACCTGTGGTTGGCAGGCCAATAAACCAGTTTGACACATCAAAGTCAGATAAAGTTTTCATTCCAGAGATAACTGGAAGAGTGGCGTCTATATAAATAGCTGATATCGGCATTATTAAGCTCCCAGGAAAAATTCTTTTTTGATCTTTCTCGTTAGTACATATGCGCCCAAGGCGCTAAGATGCAAGGCATCTTCCCACGCACCTCCTGAACTGCTATACACTTTGGGGAATAATTGATAACCACTAATGAAATTTACATTATATTCAACCGCTATTTCCCTCATTGCTTTATCGTATTCTGACAGTGCGGGTGTTCCTGTGGCGTTACACTGTGCAGGGGACATAAGGCAAATGCAAATATCAGGAGTTGCGCTTCTATATTTAGTAATTATTTCAATAATCCCAGATTTGTACTCAGCTAGCCCCTGACTCATCCGGAAGTCATTCGTTCCAAGAATAATAAAAAGGAGGTCTATATCAAGGTATTGAGCTACTGGCTTTATCCATGATGAAAAGTTGAAATAGTCACTTGCAAATGCTCCTCCATTACCCATCCTGGATACAGTCACCCCTGATGATATTGAGTTATTTTTACCATACATACCAAGAATGGAAACAACACCAGTACCGGTGCTTTGGATTGTCACCGTATGTGCAGTAGCGCTAAGTCCGCTGAAATCATACTTCTTGGCAGTCCCTGTATTCCCTCCCGTGATTGTTACAGGTGCATTGCTGTCGATGGTGATGGTGAACGTTCCAGACCCATCATAGTAAAATACCGAAAGATTTGTTACGGTCACGCCCGTCCATACGAGCGAACCAACAGTGTTGTTGTTGTAGTATCCGTTGCCATCAGGGCCACAGCCATACGGCGGAATGTTCGTGTTATTGCTGCCACCGTCATATTTCGTAAAGTTTGTTGCGGTTACTGGTGATATTCCAGACATGACACCATCTGTTCTGTTTGAACAACTAATCCACCCAGGGTCTTTGTATGTACCACCAAGAATATTAATTAAAGACTGAGGAATGGTGTTTTTCTCTGTCCACGAATCGCCGGTAAAAGCAATGTTTAGGCTGGTAGACTGGCCAGCAAAAATACGGCTATTTTTGAAAAGGAACTTGTACTGATCTCCTTCGATGAAGGAACGTACCGCATCAACTTCCCCACCAGACACCAGGTTTTTGACATATTCCTGCAATACCGGGCCAAGACCTGGAGCATCGAATAGCCCACCATTAAACCAAGCATATACGTTCCCTTGTTGGTCATATAAAAAAGGAAAGTAATAAGGTGAAAAGTCTCCTTGCGGGATAAACTTCTGGGCCCATTCGTTTGGAATTTCAGAAACAACCTGTGTAACATTTGGCCCCAGTCCTGCCACATCAAATTTGCCGCCATCAAACCATGCTGGCACCATACCATTCCTGTCAAAGAAGGCCGGGAAATAACCAGGCCTGTATTCACCTGGGACGAGGCGTTCATTAATTTTATTATCGATTGTTTTTGAAGAAGGAGAGATTACTCCTGTAGGCTGCAAAGTTCCGGAGTTGTTTATATATTCATTTGCAAGAGAGCTATCATCCGCGCTTGTCACCCAGCATTTCGCTCCTGGTTGTATATTCCCTGCGTCAGCATCAGCCTGTGCCGCAGCCAGCGTCGGAAACTCGCGGGTTGTCCCTGTTATGGCCGCTGTACCCGGCTGCTTCGCCTGCAATACGGCCACGCCTGCTTTGTTTTGATACTGCCATGCAGAAGAAAGCGCATCCGGACCCTGGGCTACCCAGAAAGACTGGCCGTCAGTAGTTGCTGCCAGCCCTGCGATGGTGCCATCAGGATCGCTGGCAGTCTTATAGAACGTGAACTTATTCTGTGCGTAGTCAGAAGCGTTATCTGCATACTCTTCAGCCAGTGCTGCTGATGCAGCTGCCTGCTGGGAATATTGAGCGATAATGTTCAGCGTGTCCGCCGTCATCATGTTGGCAACCATATCATTGGCCGCCCACGCACGCGCCAGCGTTCCTTCCTGCGCACGCTCAATCGTGAAGATGTCTCCAGCCTTAGCTGTCACGTTCACGATCTCAACCTGTGAGCCGGTGGCGGCATCGGTGAGAGTGAGCTTAAAATAACTCTCGCCTGCCACAGCATCAGGGAACTCGGCACCAGTTCCAGCGCTAACGATCAGCGACGTGTCGGTTGCGCTGATAGCAGAAGCCAGCGTGCTTTCTGCGTTGTTTGTAGCCAAAAGGGTTAGTGCCATGTCTCCTCCGGATTTAGGCATAAAAAAAACCCGCCGAAGCGGGTTTGATGTTATCAATGTGTTATTTATGAAATCCCACTGGCGTGGGCTTTGATCTAATTATCTACAGAAACAGAGACATTTCCGCCGTTATTTTTAATTTCATATTTGTAGCTAAATTTATTACATGCGAGCGTAAAGCCATTCGATGAAACCATCGGTATGAAAGAGCTAACAGAGTCACATTTGTAAGAGCTTTGTCTGACAAACCCAACAAGTGTATCTATAAACTCGAATGCCTCTGGAGTGTCTTTGTATAATATTGCGTTATGTTCAACTGGAGCGGCTCTGTCCTTTGAATCGTACAAGCTAAAATCTTTTTTGCTTTCCTTCGGCTTCTTGGCTGATGGCGTTGTAATCTCAGTGGGTTTTTCTTTAATTTCTGAAGGTTTTGTTGCACCTTCATTCTTTAATATATCATTTACGCCATTGGTTTCTGGTATGCCAGTTTCCTTTATGGCACCGTAAATTGCGAACGCAGTATCATACCATTCATCAACACACTTGAGATCACTGCAACGCTCTCTTGAATCCAAAAGAGCTTTAGTTATCTCAGAAAACGCCTTCCGGTCTTTGGTGTATGCCTTAGCGTTTGCATATAAATATTTTAAGTCATCATCATCCTTTGAAAGCTTAGGGTTCTCACATATTGTTTTCTCAGCAAAGCTTTTTGCTTTAGAGCAATCAAATGAAGCTGCAAGGGAAGTACCCGTGCATAGTGAAACTGACAATAATCCGAGAAGGGCCAATTTTTTCATTTTAATGATAACCTTGCTGTGGTGGATGCGATAAATTCTACACCACAGGAACTGTGCTTCAATCAATAATTTCCACCGAAATGGACTGATAGAACGGCATGTGCAGCAGGCCGCTATCCATGGCCTGCTTGAAGAAAATGGCGAACTCGAAATCCTCGGTGATCACAAAGGCCGTATCCTTCTGGTTGTACTTCCTGGAGTTATAGGCCGATGCGTTGTAGATGGCGCTACGCGTGAACCTACGCCGCCCCTTATAGATGGATATCACGATACCGCCATCCACAAACTGGATCGATATACTCCACCGCTGGTCATTGAGAATGTCAGTGCCATTCACTCCCAACAGGAACCGAAGAATACGCCGCTTTATCCATGGGATAGAGAAATAGAAGCCGTCACCTTTATAAAAATTCCAGGTCATGATCCTCTTAAAAAGGTCATCGGAGACAACAACCTGGTTCGACTGGTCAATCACCCGGTACTCATTGAATGCCAGCTGGTTAAATTCGAAGGTGTTATATGGGCCTATCTCCTGCTGATCGCTGCTGGAAATCACCGGCGGCAACACGCCATAGATGCCATGGGCAATCCACCGGAGCTGGTCTCCAGTGTTGTAGTCACCGATGAAAATCGGCAGGTTGGCATTAACCATCCAGTCATAAATGCCCTGCGCCATCGAGTTATACGCAGTAAAAAACGCCCGCAGATTGTCATCGTCGTTGTATTGCGTATACATATACGACCGGATGATATCGTCCAGCATGCTACGCCCCTGTTACGATCACGCCATCCGACGCGATATAAAAATAACTGAACTTATCCCCGCTGATGATATTCGTCCCGGCATCCGGTGGCGTTATCACACCATTGACGGTGACCACGACGTTTAGAGTGCTGATCAGCCCCATGTCGATTGTCGAGTTAATCGCCTGCAAGAATGCATCTTTCAGGTTGTTAACGTTCAGCGGTTTACCGGCGAATATGCCATTCACATACTGAATCGTAGGCGCCGAGACCAAAGAGGCGACCGTGGCATCAGTCAGGTAGTTAACGCTTTCAGTGCCCCACTGATACGTCACTGTGACCCGCTGCAGCAATGGGGTCACGAACGGGATCACGTAGTTATCAGGCCAGTCATTCACCGTCACGGTATTGTTTCTGACGTTCGGTGTCACCTCGCCGCCGCCTCCCCAAGTCCCGGATGAAGTGGTATCAATCCCGATGGAAAAAGTGTGAGGAGACAGCACCGTCACGGTCAGAGGAACGTCATTGATGCCCGTCATCCCGGTAACGCCAGTGATCCGGATAACCTGGCCGTCAGTGTAACCATGAGTCAGGTCTGTGCTGACGACACCAGGATTTGCATTCGTGATCCCCGTTACGTTCAGTGAACACCCTTTCAGCCTGCTGATATCCCCCGCAGACTTATAGAGCGCGCCAGCAATATCGTAAATATCACCGCCGGCACACATGACTATCCACTTATCCCCGTCCTGAATGACAGAAACCAGGCGCGCCTGCACGTTATCAAGGCTGGTGAGATATTGCCGGATAAATCCAGGATATCCCTGAACGGTGGCCATCTGCGCCTGCCATACGCGATCACGAAACTGATAGTTCGTTTCCGGGTCAGCACCCGGAGTGCCGGCGATCGGGTTGGTGCAGGTGATGGTGACGTCAGACGGTAGACTGGATATGATCTGGTTAACCGTATTTACCGGCACCGCCCAGGTTCCGGTCTCCGTTCCCTCGCATGATACGCTGGCAGATACTCCAGACGACGAGATAATCGTCGCATCACTGACTGAATAGGTATAGGTCCCATCTGAAACAATAAACCCCTGTGGGATAACAAATCCCGCCGGGCCGGAAAACTGAACCGGGACTGTTGTTGTGCCAGCCGTTTTCTGCCCAGGGATACCAGCCTGCTGTGCAAGAAGCTCCAGCATGGACAGGTTAGCCTTTAGCGGCCCCACCGAGTTAATAAGGTCAACCCTCGCCTGATCGCAGACGATAAGTGCGCCGACATCAGTGCTGGCCACGTCTTCAATCAGAGAGCCAGGCAAATCCGTGGTGAGTCCCGGAGATAACGCAATTGCCTGAGAAACGAGCTGTGCTCTTAGCTCTTCCGGCGTCAGAGGAACCGGGCCTGCTGACGTATAGCTGACTGGTAAATCGCTCATACGGCCACCTGTGTAATTATTTTTGAACCTGCGTTTGTGATTGCCGAGATGTTATAAACAGGCGGGTCGTCGCTGATCAGCGCAATCTGCAGCGAGGAAAAATACTGGCTGAACTGTTTCTGAATACGGTTTACGTAATACGTCGGCAGGATTTGCTGGATCACCGACCCGGCGGCCGGGATTCCGTTATTGGCGTAAAATGGCGACTCCTGAGGCGCCAGTTTCAGATTCTGGATCAGGGTGGTCAAATACACCGAGTCATTAAACCCATTTTCGTCGGTTTCCACCAGGACCCACTTCCCCTCAGAGTTTCGGCCATAGGTTCTCACTCGGTGATACTCCCGTTAAACGTTGAAGTCGGCCCCCCGGTATCATTTCCATCGTTGCCGTTTGAATGCTCATGGCTGTTAAGCCAGGCCAGAAGCGACTGCCACCCGGCGTGCATGATTGCCGGGCTGGTGCTGGCCACAGAGTCCTGCAGATGCCCTGCCTCGCCTGAAATGCTCCATTTTGTCCCGATTAGTGAGATGACTGTCCCGCCAACGGTGACGGTGAAGCTGTCAGGTGTGGAAATGGCGATGCTGTCAGGCTTCAGGAGAAACGTCGTGTTGCTGCCACTGTCGCGCAGCGTTACACCCTCCGGCCCGTATACCGTCACCACCTGTCCGTCGACACCCTGCCACTCGGTATTACTGATCGGCAAGAAAACGAGGGCGCTTAAGTTTGCTGGCGGAGTCATATCTGCAATGCCGCCTCCCTGACCGCTAACGCCGCCAATGTAAGTATCTGCGGGGATAACAATCCCCTTATCTCCCGGCTGCATAGGGTAACGAATATATTGAGGGCCAAATAAGGGGATAGTCACTTGCGGCAAAACATATGGGATATCCCTTAGCTCGAAGGAGACGGTGATCATATTCCCAGTTTGCTTAACCACGCTCGCCGGAAGAACTTTCCCTGATTTTTGAAGCGCATTTTCAATCTTTCTTTCAGTAAACCTGTTCATGCTTGAGGCAAAATTAAGCTTGTTGTCGATGCTCATGCATTACCTGCCTTAATGAAAGGTGAAGCTTCAATAATTGTTACCCATGCTTCTGCCGTTGGTTGCCTGCTATTTCCTAACAGGCGAACGGAGTTCACGATAAAGTCGCCAGTAAAGGCAGAGTCTTCTCGGTATTGAGAGTACGAAGAGGCCTGTATCAACGGAGTGCTTTTTTTAGGCATCAGGATGTGATCACCAACCTGAATATCACCGCGCATTACGCACGCCATGCTGATTGTGTTAAATGCCACCCATGTTGGCTGACCTATCAAATCCTTGAAATCTATTTGGGTTGGGCTGTTACTTCTGGCTACGGCGCTGGAAACAGAAGTCTTATCCGGGTGGTTATCATAATCGTTATCCCATACCCGGATCTCATTACCATTCACTATTGCGATCTCTACACCAGAGTACCCGCTATCGCGAATTCTGGAACGTGAAAAAGCATTAAGGTCCTTGGCCAGGGTGACAATGTCATCACAAAACAGCCCCCGGTAATGATTAAGGATTAGCCGGTCGCTTATGTTGATATTGAACGTATACCCTCTGATGTTCATAAAACACTGCGTGAGGGCTACAGAAAGCTTCTGCCCCTCCTTCCAGTCAAAGGTTAAAGGAAGGGGTACGGGTTTGTTATTTGGCACGTTCTGGACAGGACCAACCACGATTATGAAGTCAAGTCGTAACTCAATACCCTGCCAGTTACCAAATACCTGATTTATCACGCCATCCAATACCAGTTTTGGTGCGGTAACCTTGCCAGCCAATGGCAGCCCGTCTTTCATCCCAAGGAATATTTTAATTTTTTTGCCAAAAAAATTCTGGCGAGCCTGCTGCATTTCTTTTGGGCCAATACCCCAGATGGTCAGGTGAGTTTCGCCCTGGGGAGTCGATTCACCGTACCTGAGGATATCAAACTCAATCATCAGGGCGCCGGGGTTGTAAACTCCGTTCTTATGGCTACTGTATTTTATCGTTCTTTCCGGAGAGGCACCTTCAGCAGGAATGGTTATCTCAATATCATAATATCTCATGAACTGTTTACCTCAATCAGTCCATTCTGTTCGCGCCAGTACATGGAGGACGAATTAAACACTCCGGAGATAATATTTATTCCACCGTTAAGCTCGGAGCCAACGAGCGGGGTATTTAGAATGGTATTCCCAGAGCCATCTGTAATGAGGACATACCACCTCAGCCCGGCAATGTTCCATTTAACCTGGCAGTTATAGACGGTGCCATCAAGGATCGGTGTAAATGTCATGCTTTGACGATCATTGCCGGTAAACGGATAATTCTGGGTTGTCATGGCCCTACCCCCAACTTACCCAATAGGCCGGTTATTGCTTCCGATACAGAGCTCCCGAGTGGCGTGTTGCCAAGAGCATTGGCGGTATTAGTCCAGGATGGGTCGGTTACCATATCCCCGGCGCCAATCTTGTTTAAAAAATTGTTCACAGCCTGCTCTGCACCATTATCGGTTATCAGTGGCTGCTCGAAATCCCATATCCATGAACGCTGTGGTAATGGATCATTACCAGAAGTGATGTCCCTCACGACACGCAAAATGCAGTTGCTATAGATAACGGATGGGGTGGCGACGATAAACGTGCCGCCTAAGTTAGAATGCGCCTGAAGGACAGACTGCAAAGCACTCATAGTGACGAGCTTTGTCATCGCCCCGGTGTTTTCATTGACCGGGGCCTCCATTACCAACGAAACGCGCAAAGGCTGAGCAAGCAAGGCGTTCGCAGCTACTACCTGGTTGGCGAAAGGGTATCTGGCAATTTCATAATCAACCATTGTGGCGCCCTGAACCGGGCGCCAGTGGCAGAAATATTTATCCAGATCGGTTAGGTTTATGGCTCCTCCAAGCAGCCCCGTAACAAAGCTCGCGCTCTGCGTCAAAGCGACGATCGGGAGCATTCCTCCAGGAATGGCCTGCGCTATCCCTCCGCAAAGTATTACTGGGGATATTTCAAAACCCAGCTTATACATTTCACGTGTGAATCCCATTACCTCGCCCCCAATTGCGCTGAAGTTACCACGGCATTCCCGCCGGTGTTGTTATAAATAACAACGTCACCGCTCCCGCCTCTGCCGCCTTTCCCATCAACGATCTGCTGCAGGAGTTGGTTAGTTTTCGAGGTATTTTTGGCAATTTCTGAACTATCGACGCCAGAAGCGTCATTGTTCTTCGGCGCCCCATACATCGCAGCATACTTTTCCCTGATCCTGCCGGGATAAGCCCTATTTTCTGCACTCTCGCGGCGGCTTCCGCCGTTGTAATAACGCAGCGCTTCGTCGAGATCACCATTCGCGCTCTGCATCGCCCAGGAGAAAACTCGGGCGCCAGCCATGATGTTGTCCCGCGGGTCAAATGGATTTTCTCCCGGCTGGAAGTTGCCAGGCATCACCTGCATTAACCCTTTTGCGCCCGCTTTACTAACAGCGTTCTGATCCCAAGAGGATTCCCCCGCAGCGATGGCTTTTAGCCATCGAGGATCGACATTGTACTTTTTAGCAGCCTCGGAAAAATAATCATCATACTGCGTGGGGGCGACACCTGATGCCATTTTACCCCATTTAAGAACACCCCAAACGCGCGGATCACTCTCACTACCCGGAACGTAGGGCTGACTACCTTCAGCATCTTCCCTTGTTGAACTGCCAAGAATACTGGACGAGCCAGACATAAACTCTGAAAGGCTAATTTTTCCAGCGAATAGGTCTATTAATCGAGAAACAGACTGTCCAAGCCTTTTAACACCATCCATGAAACTGAGAACATCACTGGTGAATTCAGGAGAAGACAGGTAGTTGCCAAATCTTTCAATACCGCGCGCCAGACCATCAATCCACTTGCCGAGTTCTGGGGATTTCAGGACGGTATCGATCGCGCCTGACAGCGCATCAGACAGTTTGCTCAGCTGCGGCGTGAGTGGACCCAGGCCGCGCACAAACGTGTTTCTGATGCTCTGGCTGCTGTAGTCGAGCTGAACGTTAAAATCCTGCCACTGGCGCGCCTGCTGGTCGGTAATTTGCAACATGCGCGCATCCTGCTGCGCGCGCTTCTCCATGGCGGTGATCTCCTCATCGCTCATGTTTTTGAAGCGGTTCAGGTCATCCAGCGTAAAGAAGTTTGTCAGGCCGTGCGCCTGTGCGCCCTGCAGCGTGCTGCCGTTCTGCACGAAGATATCGCGCGCATTACGGATCATCTGCGGGAGCAGTTTGGCCGGGTCCTGGTCGGGGTTGTTAATCCCCATCGCCTGAAACGTCCAGCGCTTCGACAGGTCCATTTGCGAATCGCGGATAGCGCCCAGCGTACCCGCCGGATTACCGAGTGCTTTCTGGTAGTTTATGGCGGTGGAATCAAGTGCGCCGATACTCGTCCCAAGCCCGAGAGAAGTAAACCGCTGGGCACCGGTGGTGGCAGCCAGCCGGTTGATGCCGAACAGGCCGCCAACGCCAAGGACGCCGGTAAATATCCCGACAATGCCACCCCATGACAGAAGGCTGGCCGTCGCTTCCTTGATATGCCCTGCCAGCGATTTAGCGTCTTTCGTCGCATCGCTGAGGAAGCCCTTCGCAGAGCGAGTACTTTTGTTGAATTCGTCCTGCTTTTTCTTCGAGTCTTCCAGGTTGGTATTGAGCCGATCGATACCGCTGTTGATGGTCAGAATGGCCTCGGCCACGGCATTAAACTCCGCGCCTAACTCCTTCGCCTCACCTTTGGCCTTTTCGGTCTGCTTGCTGCTTTCTCCAATACCAACGGCAGCTACCCGCCAGGCTTCCGGTAAATCATCCAGCGCGCTCTGGTACTCGCGAAACCTTTCCATAAACGCGACAAACTTGTCGTCATTTACGTCAATGTCGACGATCGACTTAGCTACCATTGAAGAAACCTCTTTCTTTGAGCGCGGCGAGAAGGTAGCGCTGCCGGTACTGCGCCGGGCTGGCATACTCCTCGCCGGTGATCTCCCTTATCACCTGCCAGAAGCCCTCATTAGACGCCCAGTCTAAGAGGGTATAAATGATGTTTCCGGCTGGGCATTCTGGGTCTGGGTATCGGTAACCGGCTTCGACGTCTGCAACGAATCGCGGAACGCCGTAACGCTCGATGAGGTTAGTTGCCCATCGTACATTTTGATCACCGTTCCCACGGTCGGTGCGATCAGGTTTGCCTTCTGAATAGCAGAGGAAACCATAAAAAAAACCACTTCGCCTTCGATCTCACGATACTCATCAGGGTCGATAATCCCCTGATTAAATGCCACCTCAAGGGGTGTGGTTTTCCACTGGCCGCCGACGTTATGGATAACGACCGTCAGTCGCTGAATTTCATCTACGATGTTCGGGCCTGCCCGACCGTTATCGATTTCCGCTTTCAGGCTCTGCCTCAGCATCATCGCGGCGATTCTGGCGGCGCCAAGACCACCCACCTGCGAGATGAATTTTGTGAACAGGTTCCCCAGCAGGATGCAGTGTTCTTCCACCACCTCATAGGGGAATGGCGTCACATGCAGGTAAACGATCGAGCCGTCATCGCGGGTAACGCTGGTGACCAGATTCAGTTTCTTGTCGATTTTCATGCATTACACCCACATGTTGTCGTTAGTGACCATGTAGCCGCTGATGGTTACCACAAAAGCCGGGTCCATCCCGCTGAAAGCCAGCTCGTTGAAGTTGACCAGGTAGCAGTTGAGCAGCGTGATATTGCCGAACGTCGTTGCATCCGGCGTCACCACGATTTCACCCAGCGACGTGTCGGTTAAAAAGCGCTGCCGGTAGCTTTCGCCCAGCCCCTGAGTTTTCAGAAGATGCACGGTCAGCGTTACCTGCTGATACGGTGCCTGGCTGCCGACGGTGCCGGTCATCGTAGGGATGATGTCGGTTGCCGGGCCGTCAGGACGCAGGCTAATGCCGTCCTTTGCCAGGTACGACGCCGAAACGTTCAGCGCCGGTGTATCCGTGACGGAAAGAGCCCCGCGTACGCGGTTAAGAAAGCCCTGCGGTACTAATGGGTTCGCCATTTTTTACGCCCCTACAAAGTTCGTTACGTTCACGTTAAACGTGATGGATTCGAAGCCGCGGCGCGGCGTCATGACTGCGCTCAGCCCGTTGTATTTTCCTTCCTGATAATCGGAGGGGTTCAGGCTGTTGTAGTTACTGAACGGAACGGCGTTGATCACGGCGTTGCCGGCGTAAGTGCCTTTGTCATACTCGGTGTTGAAATCTTCCTGCGTCAGTTGCGTGTCAATGACGCGACCGAGGATCAGCCCGTAGCTGATGCCATTACGCAAGGTTTTCAGAGCGCGACGCTGTAGGCGGTCAATGCCCTTCTGCTCGTAGTACAGCGGGTTAACGGTCGTGTTGGAGCCGTTGATGATTTCATTCGCCAGGTCGAGCTCAAGGTTGATCGCCGTCCACGCCACCGAATACCAGTAGTTGAACGGGTTACCGTCGAGCATGCGGCCGGTGAACAGCACTTTGTTACTGAGACCACCTTCGGCGCCGGTACCGATGTAGTTGATGTTGCTGTCCTGAAGCGATTTCAGCAGTGCGCTGTTGCCTTCCAGCGGATACTCAGTCAGGCCGTACATAAAGCGGTACGACATCGGCGGCACCATGTTGCTCGACCCCGGGTCGTTTGCCAGGGATGACTGGAACGGGCCGGCCATGGAAAACTCGCTAGCCGGAATATCCGGAGCCTCGACGCCAGCAAAGACAGTTTTGTTTTTCGTCGCTGTCCACGCTTCATAGGTCGCGATCGTTGTGGTGACAAAGAAGTAAACCAGACTTCCCGGCGAAGTATAGAGGCTGGTCAGGGTTTTAAATTCATCGACCGAATCCCATTCGCGCGGCACCAGATAGGAGAAAAACTTCTGGTAGGTGTTACCCAGGGAGACGTCTTCAGCAATGAAGGTTGTCAGCGCTGCGACAGCTGCCTCCATGGACACATCGCCCAGTTCCAGCACATAAACTGCCCGCGTTTTCCCCTGGGCCCAGAACGAGGTATTCATCTGGGAAATTTCGGTCTGTGCTACCGTTTTTACCGTACCCATTGCCGTTGCGCTGCCGGGGTTGGCCGTCAGCGGATAGGTGAAGGTGTTGGCACCTGTCACCGTAGCGGTATAGGCGCCATTGTACCCCGCCGGAGTCGCGCCGGAGATGATCACCGGGACCTGTGAACCGTTAGTCCATCCGTGAGCGGCAGCCAGCGTGACGGTTACCACGCCAGTAGCCCAGGCGAGCGTCGAGATGGTTTTCGCCGGTGCAAGGATGTCGGCCAGGTCGGTTTCACTGGTCAGCAGCTGATATTCACCGGCATTCAGCGTCGTGCCGCCCATAGAAATCATCGCCCCGGACTTTAACAACTGCGAGGGCTTCGGCGGATTCGTCACCGACACGTTAATATTAACAATTGCCATTTACTTATTTCTCCGGGTCAATGGACGGAATTGCAGACGTGATCAGCTGGCGCGCTAAGTTACGCATCCGTTGCTGGTAATAATTGATTTTAAATTTGATGGTCTTACGCATGGCGATGATGTTGAGCTCGTTCTGAGTGACTCGCTCATCCTGCACGACGGGAATATTCATGATCCCCATCTCCGGGGCATCGCCGGTCGTGTAGTCCTGCACATACCGCACAAAGTCTTCAATGCTGGCGTTACGCAGGCCGGTGACCGAAAGCGTCACATCTTCCGATACCAGCTGATACTGGTTTTGCTTCTCGTCCAGATAGAACGCGCCGGCGATCGGTGACGTGTTACTGCATTTCACTGTCGCATAGGGCGGCGAAAGGTTCTGCGTTGAGAGCATCGCCGGGAACATCGGCATGTGCTGATTCAGGGCCAACCAGATCGGCAACGAGCTCGACACCACCACGTCAGAGAGGTCTATGTCATCCGCAGAGTTGATGATCTGCGACCGCATGTGCGGAAAAATAGCCTCTCCGGTGTAGTGGTACAGGTTCGCCGGTTCATTCAGCCCGGTACGCCGGGAGAACGAGAACTGAACGCCAAAAAACTCGCCGATGTACAGCACCTCTGACCCGATGTCGTTAAACGGGTCGATGTCCGCCTGTGCGGTGAACGTCACCACGTTGCGATCGTAAAGTTGCTCGTCGTCCTGAATGGTTTCTGTCGTCAGGTGCAAATAACCTTTCACATCCACCGTATCCGGCTCATTGTTCGGATCGTCAGACAGGACCGAGGCTTTCACCCAGAACACGAAGCCATCGAGCGGAAGTACCTTTCTGATGTACTTCGTGAACGTCACCACCTGGAACCGGCTCAGATCATCCAGCCCCTGTGTCAGGGTAGCGTTAAGCTCGGTTTTGGCGTTCTGTAACTCACTCAGGGAAGGCATTCAGCACCCCGCTTACCCAGGCTCGCATAGCTGCCTGATAGGTTCCTGTGTCAATGAACGAAGGGCGTGGCGGCCCCTTTTTGCCTTTAAAGCGCTTCGATATTCCCTCAAGCGCGCGGCGAGTTGGTACGCCAGGGAGGCCGTTCATCTCGGCGTTATCGAGGAAGCCGACAAAGAGATCGTGAACTTTGGACATTGACTCAGCGAGCGGGTCTTTTGCCGGCGGCGCGCCAGCGAACATGTTTTCAAGCGCTGCGGCCAGGTCTTTGCTCATCAGCTCAGCGATGTCGTTCCCGTAGCGGTCAAAGAACGTCTGCATAATCTGATACCTCGCTTCCAGCTCTTCCGCTACGCTCCCCGTCGTGGTGTACTCGTCCTCGTAGGGGATATCGATAACGCCCAGATGAAAGGTGATCATGTCAGACCCCACAGGCTCCCGAACTGCTGAGCGAACATCAGGTAGCGACGGCCCCACGGGTCCTGGAGCATCTGCAGATCTGCCAGCGACAGGTCTTTGAAGAAATCAGGGACCAGGCGCTGTGCGCTGGTAGAGTTATCCCCGGCTCCCGTGATAACCCCGGCTTTGAAGTCATTCAGCCCATATTGTTTACGGAACTCAGCAAACACAGCCTCTGTCCCGTAATTGATGAGAAACGATGCCCCAAGGTTATAAACCGCGATGCTGTACATGTTAGGCATAACGCACGCGATGTCCGGGTTAACCCATTCAATGGCGCCGCCATAGGCGAGAGAAAAAGACGGCGAGTCGTCGGGAACCTGGTCGGGGGTGATGCCCATATCAGATCGAACGAATTCGATGAATCCCGACAGACTGGTGGTCATTTCTTCTTGCTCCCGGCTTTCGGCGTGACAATTTTTTCGTTGATGGTCGGGTCGTCTGAATGGTCATCGCGCCCCTTGGCCTGCTCTGCGCTGAATTCCATGTCACCTTCGTAGCCGATACCGCTTTCGCGCAGTGTGTTATCCAGCGCGGCGACGGATGCCTGCCGGCGGTTATGAGCCCCGCGGGTCAGATGACCATCGTTATCGCGAATGGTTTTCTCAATAACGCTGGCGGAAACGGGTTTGTTGATGCTGTAGCACAGGCCGACAAATGCCTGGCTCTGGTCGATTTTGGTTGAGTCAACCAGACCGTAAACCTGATGATGCTGAATAACCGCTTCGACTTCTTCGGTCGAGCCATCCAGAACCAGCATCTGTGAGCCGTGCTCAATGGGGATCTGGCGAAGGCGCCCGGTTTCCAGCTGGCGGAAAGTGAAGATGTGGCGCTGTTTGGTAGTGTTGGCGATGTACAGTTTCATTGTTTACCCTTCGTAAAAAAGCCCCTGCACAGCGAACCATGCAGAGGCTTAAGCACTTCTCAATTTCGAGTTTTAGTCGCTGTATTTCATCGACAGGATGGTGATAGCTTCCGGACGGACTGCCCAGCCAGCCGTAGAGCGCATTTCTGACAGCACGTCGATAGCGCCCCCGGGGATTGGCGTCGGGATTTCCATCGGTGCCGCCATGTCGGTGAACATCAGGGCATTAGCCGCCAGAGACGGGCTCAGTTTGGCGAATTCGTTGGTGTTCACGGTGGAGTTAACCATCGGCACTTCAACTTCCGGGATGGTGATAACCACCGCGTCAGTACCGCCGGCACCGGCGCCGATCAGCGTGTCGTCGTACACCCAGTCAACCTGAACATTCGCGCCACGGAGAACCTCTTTCACGGTGCCGCCGACGGTATCAGTACCGCCGCCAGGACGCTGATAAGATGTCAGCTGAACGATCTGCTGAATCTCCATCGCGCCCAGCACTCGCTGCGGCCCGAGGATAACAACACGCTGCTGGCGACCCAGTTGCATGGTGCGGGTCAGCGCGGCCTGTACATGGCCCAGCAGATAGACAGCCATCTGTCCATGGTCGTAGGTCAGCACAGTGGTGTTGCTGTTGCTGTCCGGCGGCAGGGTTTCGGTGGTCGCGCCTGCGGTGTTCAGCAGACCTTCGCCGCCTGCCGGGTTCATGCCGTACAGCAGCGCAGAACGCAACTGCTGGAAGATGCCCTGACGCATGCCGAGACGCTGAGCTTCTGGCAGTGCCACGTTCCAGTTACCGGCCGCCGCGGTGTCGTGGTGATCGTAGATACCACGGCAGCGGAACAGGTAGGTTGGAGTGGAGATCATGCGCGCCTCGAGCGCCACGCTCGGCAGCTGGTTGGCGTTGCCGGACTGGCTGGAGGTTACCTGGGTACGAATATCCAGGCGGCGCATATAAACGTACTGGTCGCCTACGCCAAGGCGGACCTGCGGGTTACCGCTGGCGATGGTTTCGAACGCACCGGACGCCTGCTGGTAACCAATGATCAACTCCGGCGCAATATACGACGGGTTGACGATGGTGTAGCTGGGGGTAATTGCAGCCATTTAAAGCTCCCGATTAAAGTAAGACCAGCGCGCAGCTGTCGGTGTTGTTCCAGGTAAGGAAGCCCGTAGCGCTGTCATAGCTGACAGTTTTAGAGTTCCCACTCTCGATGGAGATGACTTTCACCGGCAGGGTGATGTCTGCCTGAGCCACAGCGCCGATAGCGCCCTGCGTGGTCGCGGAGCCTCCCGGCGCGCTGGCAGGCGCATAGGTGAAGGTTGTCGTACTCGGTACGGTCAGCACAACGACGGTGCCGTTATAGGCAGCCGGAGCTACGCCGCTGATCTTCACGTACTGGCCTGCAGTCAGACCATGTGCAGAGGCAGTGGTGGCGGTGGCCACGCCGTTCGAGTAGGTAACAGCGGTCGTGTCAATGTCAGCACCGGCAAAAGCCGCCGCGGCTGCGGTGGTCACCTGGTTATTGACGAAGTCCCACGCTAGCGGCGTTTTCACCGATGCGCCAGCGGTTCCGAGCGCTACCACCTGCGCTGAAGCTTTCAGCGGAACGCGCATGTTGGATCCAAGGCGGTAGAATGAAACGCTCATGCCGGACGCATACAGCGGAACCGGTGATTGCGGAGTGGTAAGGCCGTTGTGGGCCTGGTTGAAGACGGTGAAGCCTTCGAGTTCAGCCAGTGACACAGCGCGACGAATAGTCGACCCGCGAGGACTGGAGTTCACGCCGGGCAGCAACTCGGCAACCGGCAGGCCACCCCACAGCGGTTTGGTTTCGGTGGCGGCGACAGTGCCGGACGCAAGGTTAAAGCGATTTGCCGGATCATCCAGAGCAACGCCCTGAATGAAGCCATCAGACTGCACACCGAAGGAACCAGCGGCATTCGTGGTCGCCATCGGGTTAAGAGATAAATTAGCCATGCTTCAGAGCTCCCGTTAAGCCTGGTTGTTAAAACTGGTGACCTGACGCTTGCCAGACTGGAACGGCGCCCAGGTGACGGCGGGATCGCCTTCAAAGGTGCTGATCTGGCGACCGGTTGCATCGGCGCGCTTAATCTCGCGCAGCATACCGGGACCAACTGACAGGCTGGCCGCCTTCTGCGCATCAGCGTAGATATGCTTTTCGGCAGTGCTCAGCAGTTGAGAATCAGCGATGGCAGAGAGATCGACGGCTTTGTAGTCCGGAGAATGCTCCTGCAGTTGAATCATCAGACGGCGGCGATACGCCATCGGTTTTTCACCGGACAGCGGGATCGGGGCGCGTTTGCCAAAGCTGGAGAAGACGCTATCGGCTTTCACCTGCGCTTCTGCAACTTCGTTGCGCTCTTCGTCGCTCAGTTCGGTAGGAATGCGGGAGCGAAGCTCAGCAATTTCCTGGAGGATTTGAGAGTCGGCTTTTTCTTTTGCCATTTTCTCAGCCTCTTCGGCATCCGCCTTTTCTTTGGCTTCAGCATCAGCTTTTTCCTTCGCGGCTTTCTCTTCCGCGTCGGCTTTAGCTTTCGCCTCTTCCGCTTCTTTGTCTTCTGCGTCAGCCTTTTCTTTCTTGGCGGCCTCTTCGGCGTCAGCCTTGGCTTTCGCTTCCTTCTCTTCGTCGGCCTTAGCCAAACGCGCATCGATCGCCTTATTAATCAGCGCTACGATTTTTTCCTCGTCCATCTTTTCAGCCTCTTCAGGAATGGAATCAGATTTAACACCGGTAGGGGCAAGGAGCTTGTCCCACACGCCCTGTTCACAAATTGCAACGTGGTCGAGCAGCTCGGGGGATGGCTCCACCAGTAGAGGCTGACCGTCGACAATGATTGATTGAGCAACCTCTGAGAACTTCACAGTTGGCGAGGTGCTTAATTGCCTTGTTGCCATAATTTCAGCAGCTTCGGCGTCGTACACACGCGCAACGGCCCACACTTCGCCCTTATCGGCAACCCAGGCATTTGTCAGGGTGCCAATAACGCGCTTTGAGAACTCGTCGCTATCAAGTGTTCTTTTTTCGGGGTGAAGCCAGATAAGTGGTACGCCAGCTACCCGCTGGAGAAATTCAGGGGTGAGATAGTCGTCCGGGTTACGGAACGTCATCTCCTGATCTGCAGATCGCCAGGCAACCCCTGTTCCGGTCACCCGGATGGCGAACATCCACATGTTGTAAAAATATTGCGGGCTGCTGAGCGTTCCGTCAGCGATGAGCGCGGCCACGTCGGTTTCGTTGAGCGCCTGCTGCGCCAGCATTTCAGCGAATGGCTGATGAAGCGGCTTTGGCAGATCGTCAATATGGAACCATCCGGCGGCCAGCGATTCGTCGTTTATCTTCGCTTCGAATTGCTCCGGCACGTCGGCGCGGTAGGTCAGGTAGTCACCATGTACGCTGTGCGGCGTCAGCGGGCCATCGTACTGATAGCCTGTTTCCTCCAGCACCTCGCGCCGTGCGGCGTCTATGGCTAACTCTCCCGGCTCTATCGTCCCGCCCGGCTGGCACCATGTGCCATCATCCGAGCGCTGGATCAGGAAGACGAACTTCCCCTGACGGAACATTATCCCGCTGCCAAAAATAGCCACGTTTTAATGCTCCTATGCTGCTTTCATGGACTCCAGGAACTTGCGGCCCTTCTGGGTCAGCATGTCCTCGGGAATGCTGCGGAGGTTGTACAGATAGGTGACGTAGCACCGACAGAAAACCTCTTCGCCAGGCTGCGTAATTTCGTCGAGATAGCCGGCAGGGCCAGCTTTGACATAGCCATTTTTCTGCGCCCAGTTCCCGCGGATGAGATAGATCAGCTTGTCCCTCTCCTTGTGATCTTCCCGGTAGTCGTACCCTGGCTGGCGCCAGTGGCTATGCCACTCGGCAGCAATCGCGTTGTTGCCCGTCGCGATGATGTTGTCGATATTGGCGATCAGCTTATGGCTCTGGTCAATCATCACGCGGCGCGCTTCATAGTCCACCTTCTCGGCGGCCTTCTGAATGTGCGCCGCCGTCTCCCGCATCGTTCCCTGAATGCCGGTCAGCGCAATGCTGTCTGCTGAGGGAATGCTGCTGGCCCATCCGCTAAACCGCGACAGAGTAGTGTCGATGGCTTTCTTGCGATTCAGCTTTATCAGGTCAGCGCTGGCCAGGATGCGGCGATCCAGCTCGCTGCGTAACTTCGGCTCCATGTAGTTCAGCGTGAAGCGTGAAAGCCCCTTGTGGCGCTCCAGCGCTCCAGCCTTGCTCACCTGCAGGTCATAGGTCTTACGCAACCGATCCGACACCATGCTCATGTAGTCGTCATCGGTTTCGCTTTCGGCTGCCTGCCGGATAATGGCCTGCCATTGCTCCAGCTCCTGCCGCGAGGTGTAGCCATTGCGCAGAAAGAACTTCACCGCCTCGCGTACGGTGCGCGTGAAAGTCTTCATAGCATCATCTCGCCGCCGGGCTCTTCATCCCGTGGCTGTTCAGGCCGATTAGCCTTTAGAGAGTCGATATCGAGATCGAGCCGCTGCGGGAACAGGCTTTCGTTAGCGTTCGCGTTGGTCTGCGCCCACTCGATAAGAAGAGCGCGGTTCTCATCATCCGTGTTGACCTGCGGGAGAAGGACTTCCAGCATGCTGACGATGGCCTTAAAGCGGATTTCGTCGACCTTCACTTTTTCGCTTTCCGGCTCTTTCAGGGATGACGGCCAGCGATATTCGAAGTTGTTAATCCATGAGGAGAAATACAGGCTGTACGTGTTTTTAAGCTCCGGGAAGTCAGCACGCAGAGAATTGAAAAACTCAATGCTCCAGGCGCGATACTGGCAAATACGGATGAAATAGTCATACAGCGGCTCAAGCCACTCGCGGATGTTGTCGATGTAGACTGCAACAGATCGAGCGTCTTCCGTCCCCTCGCCGAAGCCCTGGGCGAATGTTTCCGAGTTCAGAATGATAGCCGGCATGTCAGCTGCCGCAGCGATATTCTCCAGAATGTGATTCCGGGAGGAGTCGAGCGGCTTTTCCAGGTTGCTCAGGTCGATGGATTCGATGCTGTCATTTGCGCCGATCTGCAGGACTTCGCCTGTCTTCCCTCGCTTCAGCATCATTCGTTTGATGCCGCTGAGCTTTTGCATCATGTTGTTGACGACTGAGCTCGGTCCCTGAATCTTCGTTACCAGCAAGCCACCCTTCACGGAAACCATGTCATCGGTGCGCATGGTCTGGATGAAGGATTTCAGCGGGAACAGAGCGCGCTGGTAAACGCTGCGACCGGTAAAGCCAAAGGCAGCAGAGTTATAGGCCAGATAAATCGGGTCCTCGTTCTGTTGCACAACACAGCGGGATTTGTGATACGGCTTGCCCGCCACTCTGATCCCGTCGACCTTCTGAAAGTCCTGCGCGTTCGGATCCTGGTTCAGGACGATGCTTCCGGCAGTGTTCAGCGGGTCGAGAATGTTGAATGTCACGTTGTGCTTATACAGCGTGCGGTAGTCCACCGCAGAGGACGGCTCCTGGTTATCAACCAGCATTGCGATCGCCGAAACACCGTAAATGCGAGAGATGCGCGCCGCATTAGCGATGTGCTTATCGGCGCCCAGTGCTTTCCACTCCCGCTCAAATGCATCGCGGAGACGCTGCTCAATGCCATACGCCTGCGAAATGTGAACCGTGCGCGACTCGTTCATCGCCATCTTGATCGGGCGATCTACCATTTTCCCGCCCAACGGGTGGAAGAGGTAAATCGTTTTGCAGGTCTGATAGCCAGCCGACATACCCGGCTGAATGTCATCGCTGTCCAGGAGCGTGATCAGCTCCGGCGAGCAACTGCCGATTGCGATATCATCTTCGTTCATTGGTTTTCTCGCTAGAGTGCGTCGCCGCTACCGAACGCGATGATCAGCCCGTAGGTGTAATCATCCAGCAAATCGTCGGCGCGCTTGTGCGCGTTCTTATCGGCAAGGTGGAATCGTGATACCTGCTTATGCAGATGGTTTGCTGTTTCGCCCTTGAAGACTGCCGTCTTCTCGTAGGCGTATCGGGATATTTTCGCCAGCCCGCGGTAGTGATACCCAGAGGCCATAATGGCGCGCTCGTCCTTCCCTTTGCTGGTCAGGGCGGATTCAATTTTGTTGACCGGCCATCCCAGGCTTTCACCTTTCTGCAGGAGGATGCTTCCCATGCTGGCGTCTTCGATGAAAACGCCGAGGCTGCCATTTACAGCGACGCACTGGCCGGATAGCTCATTCAGCCGGGTGAAAACAGACGGAATCCACTCTTCCAGCAGCGCGCCGTCGATCTGCACCACATCCCAGTCGAGAATAGTCAGGCGCTGAATGCCGGGGCGGGTGTCGACGGCGTAGTAAATCACCGCCGTGCCGTCGTGCTCTGTACCGCCCTTAACTGCGGTATCCATGACAGCGAAGACGGCCTGACACATCTCAGGGTAATCGACAGGCTGATCCTGGTTTTCACCCTCGAACCATTTGCGGACGTCGAACAGCGACGCAGCGGACCAGTCGACGAACTCGGCCAGGAACTCCTGCCGGAAAACGCGAGGATCGTTGTTCTGTCGCTCTTTCTCCAGCTCCTCGGGAGGAACGAAGGGGTTTGATGACGTCGGCGCGTGATGCTCATGGAAGCCGAGGTCTTTGTTATGGCAGATGGCATAGAAGAAGTTTTCTTCATCCACACCGTCAGGCGTTGAGAATACGTAGGCCCGGCCTTTTGTCGTCAGTAGCGTCGGCTTAATCGACTTCGGCCAGATTTCCTTCAGCATTTCAGGCGACTTGGTAAACGCCGCCTCATCGATCAGGATAATTTCATATTCACGACCACGACCGGCCAGTTTGTTGTCGTTGGTGACCCAGAAGTCAATCTTCCCGCCGTTCTTCAGCAGCAGTCGCTTTTCCTGCCGGCTGAAGCTCTTTTTCAGCGGCAACAGGATTTCTTCCAGCTTGTCGTAGATCTCCTGGTACTGGCGATACTCGGCAGTGAAGATGCCGACCCGACCGCCCAGCTCGATATCCATGCCCGGGCGCCGGAACTGCGACGTTGCGTAGGTCACCGCAGCGCTCGACAGCATGAAGGTTTTCCCCCAGCGTCGACCACAGCGAACCGCATTCAACTGGTGATCCCAGGAATCAGACCAGACCGTTAACTGCCCGTTGTGTAGCGTGGGTAGGTAAATGTCGGCCATGATTTATCTTCCCGGTATTGGCAGCGAGTTATGCACGACGATCGCGTTATCCTTGTCGCCGTCTTTCAGTACATCAATTTCGAGCTCAACCTTTTCGGTCGCGGCTTCGCGGTAAGCGGCATCAACGCGCTGCTTGATAATCGCCGCCTTGGTGTACTCCAGCGACTCAATGCGCGCAGTGTTGCGATGCATGGCTTTCTGCGCCTGAGAGATGAGGTCGTGCAGATCTTTGGCCTGCTCGCTGGCGGCTGTCTCCAGCTCTGTCTGCCAGCGCCCGATATTCTCTGCCGCTGTCAGGCTCGCCGCTCGCAGCCAGAAAAGCTCATCGTCGAGCGTGAGCATCTGGGCATCTTCGGTGATGGCGTCAGAGAGCAGCATCCGGCGACCATAGCCACCATGCTTTAATGCATTCTGGTTGCCAGGCTGGAAGGCGTTCGTCGGCGGAGCAGTGCGCGATCCGCGTATCGGTTTCGTTTCTGGAGATTTTGAGTGGGCGCCTGTGTCGGGCTGGTTTTTTTTCACCTTCCCGTTTTTATTAGCCCCGCCTTTCTCCTTCTGCGAATTCGCAGATTTGTTCGCACTTTTTTTTTGCGAATTCGCACCGTAAGTCGTTACTTTGATATAGCGTTTCGCAGATGAGTAATTCAGTCCCTGCGCTGCGCACCAGTCTTTCGGGGATATTCCTGTTTTGGCATGCTCGGCGAGGAACTGGTGTTGCAGTGCTCCCCAGTCCGGTTTTGCCATAATCCTTACCTCGTTGTGACATTATCGAGCCACCTCTTGAAGTGGCTCTGTAATGCCCGATCAGTCCTTAATGAACTCTTCCGTGTGAATGCCGATTTCACCAGTAAGCAGCTGAGCACTGGTTGCGTCGATGTTCACTGATGTATGAGGGTTGGCGTTTTCGTTAAGCCATTTGATTACGGGCTTCACCACGTCTTCGAAGGAGGAGCTGCGAGCCTTATTAACGTCGGCAACGTGGCAGTCACCAAGGCACGGACCGCGACCAAGGAAGCAGTTAATACAGGCATGGTCATGGATTTTTTCTGGCGCCTTTGCTGCGCCCGCGCCACCAATGACGGCTCGGCATTTGGAAATCTGAGGCTCAAGGTGGATGGTAATGTCTACCCCCTCACTTTTGTCGCCATCACCTTCACACACCGGGAAGCAACGCACACTGTCAACGAGGCGGTCACGAAAGATACGGGTTTCCAGCGAATCGGGTGCTGTAAATAACTCAATATTTACTCCGGAACCGAGGTTAATTTTCGGTTTATCTTTCGAGTACCCCTCAAACAACAGGCTTTCGACCAGAGTGCGGGCATTGATAATGCCGGAAAGATTGCTGGAGGGCTGAGACAACTGCAGAAGCTGAACTTTCCAATACTTGATAACTTTCATGCTGTTTTCCTTTAGGTGTGAGCCTGTCGTACAGGAACGCCGCCCGAGAGAGGTCGCCACCTTTAACGGCGCTCCTCAGGCTCACGACTGAAAGACTCTCGATGGTTTGCGTGTACGATACGCATTAAAAAGCCCCGCTATTGCGAGGCTGTTATTTCAGGCACTGCGTGGTGATGTATTCCTGCAGGTAGTTGACCTGTGCGGTTATCTTGTCGATTCCACTTCGGAGACGGTAATAATTGAGTTCAGCATCTGCTGTAAGTCCTGGGCTTTCTCCATCGCCCATGCCGCCGGCTCCGGTCGTTGACTTTGCACAGGTGGCGGCGACTTGCAGGCGCTTACGACCAGCAGAAACATCAGCACGGAGACTTTCGATAGTCGCGTTAGCATCAGCAAGCTCCTTTGTATATCTGGCATCAAGTTCTGCTGCATCACGCTGGCGCTGCTGCATGTCAGTAATGGTGGCGGTCGCCTGCTCCAGTTCACTGGCCTTGTTATCGCGCTGCTCTTTGTAGGCGATGGCGTTATCACGGTAATGATTAACAGCCCATGACAGGCAAACGATGATGCAGATAACCAGAGCGGAGATAATCGCGGTTACTCTGCTCATACCTCAATCTCTCTGACCGTTCCGCCAGCTTCTTTGAATTTTGCAATCAGGCTGTCAGCCTTATGCTCGAACTGACCATAACCAGCCCCCGGCAGTGAAGCCCAGATATTGCTGCAACGGTCGATTGCCTGACGAATATCACCGTGGTCAATCATCGGTAAAGCGCCACGCTCTTTAATCTGTTGCAGTGCCACAGCGTCCTGGCTTTTCGGAGAGAAGTCTTTCAGGCCAAGCTGCTTACGATAGGCATCCCACCAACGGGAAAGAAGCTGGTAGCGTCCGGCGGCTGTTGATTTGAGTTTGGGGTTTAGCGTGACGAGTTTGCGAGGGTGATCGGAGTAATCAGTGAATAGCTCTCCGCCAACAATGACGTCATAACCATGATTTCTGGTTTTCTGACGTCCGTTATCAGTTCCCTCTGACCACGCCAGCATATCGAGGAACGCCTTACGTTGATTATTGATTTCCACCATCTTCTATTCCGGCTTTTTTAGCAGCGAAGCGTTTGATAAGCGAACCAATCGAGTCAGTACCGATGTAGCCGATGAACACGCTCGTTATATAAGCGAGATTGCTACTTAGTCCGGCGAAGTCGAGAAGGTCACGAATGAACCAGGCGATAATGGCGCACATCGTTGCGTCGATTACTGTTTTTGTAAACGCACCGCCATTATATCTGCCGCGAAGGTACGCCATTGCAAACGCAAGGATTGCCCCGATGCCTTGTTCCTTTGCCGCGAGAATGGCGGCTAACAGGTCATGTTTTTCTGGCATCTTCATGTCTTAGCCCCAATAAGGGGATTTGCTCTATTTAATTAGGAATAAGGTCGATTACTGATAGAACAAATCCAGGCTACTGTGTTTAGTAATCAGATTTGTTCGTGATCGATATGCACGGGCAAAACGGCAGGATGTTGTTAGCGCGACCTCCTGCCACCCGCTTTCACGAAGGTCATGTGTAGAAGTCCGCAGCGTAACTGTCACTGATGAATTCAGGATAGCCAGTGGCTACGGCTCAGTTTGGGTTGTGGCGGCCGGAATCGAACCGGCTTCCATCGGTGCGCTGCCGATTGCAGTACGCGCGGCGGTCAGCTACATGACTAGTATTTTCACTGCCGCCTATCTGCTAGCTCGCCATTGAGCTTCACCACAACGATAAGAGCACTGCGCGGCACCTTTCACCAATTCCGCGAGGTCTGCGGGTTCAATGCTCTTACCTGTTGTGCAAACAAAAAAGCCACCGTTGCAACTTAAGAGTCACTAACGGCAGCTTACCTTCTAATTATGGCTAAATGGATAATTGCATGTCAAGTCTTTTAACAGCAACATGCTTAACTTTCTCAACACGTTTACGCATTTTAAAAGCATTTTGCATTGGCTGGTATAAAACAAATAATGACGCTTTCAGGATGTCGTCAATTTCGTTTCTACAGGTTGCCAGTGAAGGTTTTCTCCATCCCTCGCCACCACGTCCACACATCTTGCGTGGCTTTGCAGTCGCGTGATAGTAGGATGCAATTGCTCGCTTAGATGAACCATGAGCGTAGTAGCTTAGGAGGATGCCAAAGGCTTTCTTGTCAATGTACATGACGGAATCGACGACCTGAGAAATCAACATTCCATCATCATCATTACACATTGGCCTTGTCATAACTCTTCCCGGCTCTACGCTCTCCATGAACTTCGCTATTACGCTGCTCATGCGCTTTTCCAGACGACCTGAATAAACCCATGCGCCCCACAGTTCAAGCCAGCCATTCAGCCACTCATGCTGTTCTTTGGTGAGGTTTAGTTCTCTTATGCCCACGCGCCTTCTCCCTGTACCTGAATCAATGTGAGGTTTCCGCAGAACACTGCGCCGGTATCGATATACATCTGGTTGGCAAATTTGAGTGGTTTCACTGCTGGCGTATGACCAAAGATGAACGTGTCCGCGCCTTTGATTTCTTTCACGATCCCGTCTTGTGAGTTGCCGATTCGTTCGCGGTTCCAGATTACCTGCTGATGATCAACTGGATTTCCAAACTCGTATTCATCACAAGGATAATCGGCGTGGCAAATGACATATTTTTTACCTTTGCTCACCAGTTCGATGATTAACGGAAGTTCTTCTGCTTTATGGGCAAGAGCTTTAGCCAGAATCTCTTTGTCGTAATCGAGATTGAAGAACCAGCCACCGCCATTAAGCAGCCAGTGATTAACGTTTCCACGCTCTGATAAGCCATCAATCATCATTTGCTCATGGTTTCCACGTACAGCTCTGAACCAGGGGAATGTGATTAATTCCAGGCATTCAACGTTCTCTGCACCACGATCAACCAAATCTCCCACCGAGATAAGCAGGTCTTTTTTGTTGTCGAATCCAATCGTATCCAGTTTGTTCATCAGGTTCGTGTAGCATCCGTGCAGATCGCCAACTACCCAAATATTTCGGTATTTGCTGCCATCAATTCTTTCGTAGATATTCATGCAGCCTCACTTCTGCTGTTTCGCAGTTTTTTAAGTTTCTGTTGATACTCCGCCTTGATGGTCCTGCACTCTTCGACAGTCCAGCGATGGCGGTTATGGTTTGATTCGATTTCGTCTACTGCTTCCTGCCCGATGCGGCTAATCAGTTCGACGCGATACGGAACGAGATTTCCGCTTTTGTGCTGGTTGCACACCACGCATTGCTTGTGAATATTGCGTTCATCAAATCGGAGTTGAGGTGCCGCAGCAGTTGTCCGGTAATGCCCGGCATCCCACTGAGCAGACGTGAGCGTTCCGCACGAGATACATGGTAAGTCGCGGTCTCTTTCTCTGATGAAGGCGTTTACGGCTTGTTGTGCTTGTTTAATCCAGTAACTGCGGGGCTTTAAGGCGAGTTTTCGAATCTTAAGTTTATCTTTCTGTTTCTGCTCCTCTCGTCGTCGTTTCTTCTCTGCTGCTTTTTCCGCTTTTTTGCGCTGTTTGCTTCGTAGTTTGAGTGCTAATTGAGTTCCGTGTTCCGGGCAGCACCACCACTGATTTGAGAATGCCGGGTGAAACCATTCCTTGCATATTTTGCATTTCCTTCGCGCTGGTTTAGCCATAATCTTCTTCCTCGTGCATTGAGCTATTCGGATCGCTCATCAGTTCTGCGCAGCAGTGCTCACACACGTGAACTTCCAGCACATGCAGCCTCTGACCGCAATTAGCGCACGTTAAAGCCCGCTCGACGCTTTCTTTCTGGTATTGAAGAGATTGGGATGGACTAAGCATGGCTTTCACCATTAAAAAGTCGCTTGTAAGCATCAATGTCTCGTTTTGCTTCACCAAGCTTTCGTCTTAATTCCATGTTTTCTGATTCAAGCTTTTCCATATCTTGCTGGTATCGATCGCGGTGTTCTTTCCATGCTTTTCGATACGCCTTCATGTATGTCGTATTGGCCTTTCTCTTTGCCTGACGAACTGCGTGGTGGTTTTTCACAAACCAGTCAGGGTCGTTAAATGCTGCTCTGGCGCATGTATACCAATAATTTGTTGCCTCCCTGTTTAGCCAATAAATACTGATAAATGGCAACTGTATCGACACCATTTTTCGTTGAGATTCTTTCTCGCCAAACATGTGCCCTTTTTTGATGCTAAGGCCAAATCCAGGTTGAATTAAAAGCATTGTCATTTCCTCGCACGATGTCTTAGCCACCGGATATCCCACAGGTGAGCCGTGTAGTTGAAGGTTTTTACGTCAGATTCTTTTGGGATTGGCTTGCGTTTATTTCTGGAGCGTTTCGTTGGAAGGTATTTGCAGTTTTCGCAGATGATGTCGGTGATGCTTCGTCGCTGTCGTCTCATTCGTACCTCCTGTCGGTAAATCTGACACCCTGACCAATAGCCCATGCTGTCGTGTACTCAATCAGGCTTGCCATGCGCTTCACGCTCATCTGCGCGCTACTTTCGCGAATGTTGACGTATTCGCCTTCAAGCCCGGGCAAAACATCAGCTTCCTGCTTTGTTGCCACTGCATGACCGCTGATCAACAAAACCTTCCATTGTTCCGGTTTTAACCATTTTCCGCACCATTGAACCTGACGAGCGATATCCGCCAGCATCGCGTGAAATTTTGCGTTCTGGTCAAGATTTCGCTTGTAGTCAGTAATGCGGATCGTGACTGGCTTGTCTTTATCGAGAGGAGTTGAGAGGATGGCATTTATTGCGGCTTGCTGTTGTTGCTTACTTCGGAGGAAGATTGTCTGCTTCATCGTTACTCCTTCACTTTGACTCCAGCAGCGCGGATGTTTTCCTCATAAGCATCCATTCCATCGCCGAAGCCATAGGAATAATCAACAGTAAACCCTTTGGCTAATGCTTCTCTGCTGTCGATAAACTTTGGCGCGGTTATTTCAATAGCTGATCGCGATGCCTGCCACGTTTGCCAGTGGCCTTGAACATCGTCCATCACGTATTGACCACCAATATTACCACTGCCAATTTCATGGTGATTTTCAGGGTAACGGATAAGGTCTGAGGATTCGCCTCCACGTCGCAACCAACTTTCTTCAAACTGCTTTCTTGATTCGTCCATCGATACTTACCCTCAGTTCAACTCACAAAACGCCACGCCATTTTTGCTACAGCGACAGGCATAACACCGATAATCACCCACAGGAAAATGCTACCGAAAAGCACACCCACCAGGTCTTTACCTTCGCCTACCAACCGGACAAAACTGCTGGCAACAACAATGAACGTCGCCACCATCCACATAGCACCGAGAATCCTCAATGCAGAGAAAATTAACTCAGCCACGATTTACCCTCCCCCAAATAAAAAGGCCTGCGATTACCAGCAGGCCTGCTATCAGCTCAGTGATGTAGATGGTCATACGTCAGCCCCTTGTGCATATCGTCTGCCACGCGCAGCAGGTGCATTTGATGCTGTGCAAATCTGTCTGGCTTCATCCTGGTCACATGCAACAAAGTGTCCGTTACAGAACCGCTGGTAAACCGTACCAAGCGAGCCAAAACGGTTTTTCGTCACGATGATTTCAGCAAATGGCGCGGCGCTACTGTTCTCGTCATATACCGCTTCCCGATAGAGCATGATGATTGAGTCTGCGTCCTGCTCAATGCTTCCTGAATCACGCAAATCTGCGTTTGTCGGGCGTTTGTTTGGTCGCTTCTCAACATCGCGCGAAAGCTGACTTAGGGAGATAACAGGCGTTTTCAGGTCTTTCGCCATCGCCTTCAGGCTTCCGGAGATGTGAGCAATTGCGAGGTCGTTGCGGTCTGCTTTCGGCTTCTCAATCAGGCCAAGATAATCCGCCATGATGAGTGACAGGTTTGGATTTTCCTGTTTGTGTCGTTCTGCGATTGAGCGTATTTCTTCGACCGATAACCGCGAGGCATCGACTACCCATACATCCAAATCTGCAAGCTGACTCATGCCGTTAGCAACACGCGCCCAGCCTTCGTCATCCATCGATGCAGGATTTCGCAGTGCGCTAACCGACATCCTCCCGGCGTTGGCAATGCTTCGCTCTGCAATCTGCAATGCGCTCATTTCCATTGAGAAAATCAATACTCCGCGCCGGACGTCAGAACCAGGAATAACGCGGCTTGCAACGCCTTCGGCAATCTTCAGCGCCAGTTCGGTTTTCCCCATGCCAGGACGGGCAGCGATTATCACCAGGTCTTCCGCGTTCATCCCTCCGGTGATGACATCAAGTTCTTCGATTCCGGTCTTCAGGGTATCTGACTCTTCTCCGTTCCTCAGGCGCCTGTCAAGCGTGTCAGTGTAGTCAGTGATGATTTCCCCTAACCGTACAGGTTTAACCTCGTCACGGGGCTTTCTGATGGCTGAGAGACGCTTTACAAGCTCGTCCATCGCCTGACTCGATGTATCGATGGTTCCGCTCTGAATTGGTTCACGCATTTCATCCATGATTTCCAGCACCAGACGGCGGTGATAGTTATCCGCGACCATTCCGGCATATCCCTTCAGGTTTGCGGCACTCGGGCAGTTCTTACTGGTCATCAGGATTGACGTGAAATGCTCCTCTCCGCACGCCTCGGCAACCATCAGTGCGTCGATTAGGTTTCTGTTTCTCGCCTGCTTGCGGATAACCTCGAAGGCTTTCCGGTAGAGCGGAATTGAAAACGCTTCCGGCTCCAGCGTTGCCAGAACGTCGCTGGCGGTTGGAGTTAATCCACCAATCAGCAGGCCACCGATAACGCTCGCTTCGATATCCTGTTTCATGCAATCCCCCTGTCTGCAAACTTCCCTTCCCGTACTCCCGTTAACGAATCTTCCCTCAGCAGGTAATCAAAATCTGCCGTCCAGCCAGTGTCGTTGTCTCCGAAGTAAAACGGCTTGGCCTGATGCACAAACGCCCTGACATACGCTCTGAAACCGTCCACGTTTGGCGTTTTCAGTTGCGGAATGATTTTCTTCAGGCGGCGTTTTCGTTTCTCGTTGACCGCAACAGCGTGTGGAAGTCTGTCACCGACTTCGGTGTTGTAGGCGTTCAGGAAGGATTCGTAGTCGATTCGTTCTGCCTTGCGACGTTCAGGTTTAACCTGCCCATCGCCATCCCCGTTAGGGGGTAAGGGGGTATTTGTATTTATTGTCTTTTGTATATTGTCTTTTGTGTTTGACTGATTCGGTAAATTGCTTTTTACCGATTTGGTGAATGTTTGTTTTACCGAATTGGTAAATGTTTTACCGAATCCGTTAACTTTCGTTTTCCACTCGAAAATGTTTGTATTCATACCAACTTGACGCCCAACCTGAATGAGAACTCCCATTCTGATAAGCTCGTTTTTGGCGGTAGAGCATTTGGTTGGTGCCATGCCAGTGAGTTCAGCGAACTGTTCGTTTCCGATCCAATCTATTTTTTTGTTGTAACCGTATGTCTTGCGCCACACAGCCATAACAATCAGTAACTGATGTAGAGTAAGTCCAGAAAGCATGGCGGCTTCTAACAGTGTGTTTGCAGTCCGAGTGTAGCCATCTTCGAGTTCTGCCACGCGATGCTCCACGACCTCCAGTTGAGGCCTGTAATCAGCTAACTTAACGACGCCCATGTTTCACTCCTGCTTTGGCTAGTCTGTAAACACCAACAAGGCGCTCTGCGAACGCCCTGTTATTTGCTGCGGCTACCACTAATCCCTCAGGTGAATCAGGGTGTCGAATCTCTTCTTTTTCCTGGTATTTCTTACGACGTTTTGTCATAATTACTCCTGTGGATTGATCCAGTAATTCACTCAGAATTGCATATCAATTTGCTTAAAATCCTCGGTGGCGGCCGGGGATTTTTTCTTTGTGATTTCATCAAGCGCATACTTAAAAGCCCTGCTAATCGGACTGATGTCTGATGCCATTCCGAAAGCACACAAGACCGAAGCAATAAATCTCCAGTCCGTTCTGCTTATCTTCGATTCATGACAGCCAATCATCTTTGCCAGACCGCGCTGGGTAAGCGTTGACAGGTTGATGAGTAAATCAGTTTCAGCGCGATCAATTTCTCGCTGTGTTGGCTTGCTGTAGCTTGCTTGTGCCATTTGTTAATTTTCCTATATTGATATTGAGTTATAGCGGCACACCCAATGGATTTGCCGCTGATGTTTGCTCACCCGGTTAGAGGTGAAAGGCCATGACTGTTAAAGAGCGGGTACTGCTTAGGCGGCTTTGTTACTGGATGGAGGGAAAACATCATCCAAAGAACATTGGCACCCTAACTTCCTGAGGCCTTCTACGATCATTCGGCAATCGTTAAGGCCAGGAGTACGGATATTCAGCTCATAGTTGGCGATGCGGGATTGCCCCCAACCAATTGCTGAAGCTAGTACAGCTTGCGAAACTCCGATTTTTTTTCGCTGCTGGGCAATTTTGTTCATTGCGGTCTCCCTAGCATTAATCACACACCCATTACACACAATTTGTGATTAACAGTCAACCTCAATTCGTGTACAGAGTTCAATCACGTTGCGTGTTACATTTAAGGGATGAAAACGATGCATGAAATTATCGGGGAAAGGATCAAGTCCCTTAGAGAAGCTAAAGGACTTAGCCAGGCTCAATTGGCCAAGCTTTGCGGCTGGGCTGCGCCTTCACGCCTGGGGAACTACGAGTTAGGAACAAGAAAGGTTAGCGCGGATGACGCGCTGGTTCTTGGGGCGGCACTCGGCGTATCTCCGGCAAAAATAATGTTTGGCGAGGATTCAGACGCCGTATTTCGCCAATATGAATACCCGTTATTTTCTTCAGTGCAGGCCGGGCCATTTTCGGAGGTGGGAAGCTACACAGCCAGCGATGCAAAGGCATGGGTCCCAACGACCACAAAAGCCAGCGAAAAAGCTTTCTGGCTTGAGGTGAAGGGGCATTCAATGACGGCGCCTCAGGGGGTTCGTCCAAGTTTTCCGGAAGGCATGCTGATACTCGTTGATCCGGCTGAGCCGGTAGAGTCTGGGGATTTCTGCGTGGCTTCTGCAAATGGTGATTCAGAGGCAACGTTCAAGAAGTATGAGAAGGATGCAGGGGTTAGTTACCTGGTACCTTTAAACCCGGCATATAGAACACTGGATTGCGACCATAGCTGCCGCATCATAGGCAAGGTAGTTAAGGCGCAGTGGCCTGAAGAGACGTTTGGCTGATCGGCAAGGTGTTCTGGTCGGCGCATAGCTGATAACAATTGAGCAAGAATCTTCATCGAATTAGGGGAATTTTCACTCCCCTCAGAACATAACATAGTAAATGGATTGAATTATGAAGAATGGTTTTTATGCGACTTACCGCAGCAAAAATAAAGGGAAAGATAAGTGCTCAATAAACCTGTCTGTTTTCCTTAATTCTCTGCTGGCTGATAATCATCACCTGCAGGTTGGCTCCAATTATTTGTATATTCATAAAATCGATGGAAAAACTTTTCTCTTTACCAAAACAAATGACAAGAGTCTGGTTCAGAAGATAAATCGCTCTAAAGCTTCAGTTGAAGATATTAAGAACAGCCTCGCAGATGACGAATCATTGGGATTCCCATCTTTTTTGTTTGTTGAAGGCGACACCATTGGTTTTGCCAGAACTGTTTTCGGGCCGACCACATCCGATCTGACAGATTTTTTAATCGGGAAAGGAATGTCATTAAGCAGTGGAGAGCGCGTTCAGATAGAGCCACTGATGAGGGGAACCACCAAAGACGATGTTATGCATATGCATTTCATCGGCCGAACAACGGTGAAGGTAGAAGCCAAGCTACCTGTATTTGGCGATATATTAAAGGTCTTAGGGGCAACAGATATTGAAGGGGAGCTTTTTGACTCATTGGATATAGTCATTAAGCCAAAATTTAAAAGGGATATAAAAAAGGTTGCCAAGGATATTATTTTTAACCCGTCACCTCAATTTTCAGACATTAGCCTGCGGGCAAAAGATGAGGCCGGAGATATTTTAACAGAACATTATCTATCAGAAAAAGGCCATCTCTCAGCGCCTCTGAACAAGGTCACCAATGCTGAGATAGCTGAAGAGATGGCATATTGCTACGCAAGAATGAAAAGTGATATACTGGAATGTTTTAAAAGGCAGGTGGGCAAAGTTAAGGATTAATTATCAGGAGTAATTATGCGGAACAGAATCATGCCTGGTGTTTACATAGTAATAATTCCTTACGTTATCGTAAGCATTTGCTATCTCCTTTTCCGCCACTACATTCCTGGTGTTTCTTTTTCAGCTCATAGAGATGGTCTTGGGGCGACATTGTCATCATATGCAGGAACCATGATTGCAATCCTGATTGCTGCCTTGACGTTTCTAATCGGAAGCAGAACGCGCCGACTGGCCAAGATTAGAGAGTATGGGTATATGACATCGGTAGTTATTGTCTATGCCCTTAGTTTTGTTGAGCTTGGAGCTTTGTTTTTCTGCGGGTTATTGCTTCTTTCCAGCATAAGCGGCTACATGATACCCACTATCGCCATCGGCATTGCCTCTGCATCGTTCATTCATATATGCATCCTTGTTTTCCAACTATATAATTTGACCAGAGAACAAGAATAACCCGGCCACCGAGCCGGGTTTTTTATTGTCCGCCGATCACTATCAGGACAGCACCTGCCCGCCGGTCCAAACTATTGATTAAATTACTATAATTCTTAATACAACTCCCATATCCCGCCATCTCGCCACCACCACCTTCGCTCGTTTTTCGAACTTTTCAGCACCCATCCTGCTGTTGCCACCGACTTAAGTAAGCAAAACCATCGCGGGTAAAACTATTTACACAAAAAAATCATACACATAACGTGTCACACCTTTATTTTACACATTTTGTGATTGACCATTAAATCACAATATGTGACTATCATTTCCATCAGCAGGACGCTGGAAGCCAAACGGAACAGATTGGCAGGCTCTTTAACATCGACGGACTCTCAACCTAACCGTTGAGACCAGAACTTGAGTGGTTTTGGGGATGGCGCGAATTGCAGCTGCAAGACAGCGATCGAGAAGATAAGCACCTCGACGCGTCATGCGCCAAAGCCACTTAAAGGAGACCATCATGGTAACCATTGTCTGGAAAGAATCCAAAGGTACGGCAAAAAGCCGCTACAAAGCTCGCAGAGCAGAACTTATTGCCGAGCGACGCAGTAATGAAGCACTGGCGCGAAAAATTGCGCTAAAGCTCTCTGGTTGCGTCAGAGCAGACAAAGCAGCATCACTAGGAAGCCTTTGCTGCAAGAAGAAAGAAGAAGTCGTTCGAAAAAATAGAAGTATTTATTACAAAGATTCAAACCCGTTAGGAAACAAAATACATGCAGTCCAAAAAATAAAATTGTACAGTAAACTACCGTACGGTGCTTATTGAGTATGCTTATGGTGAAAAAGACTATTTATGTTAATCCTGACCGCGGACAAAACAGAAAAGTATCTGATAGAGGTCTTACATCTCGAGACAGGAGGAGAATAGCGAGATGGGAAAAAAGGATAGCATATGCATTAAAAAACGGTGTAACACCTGGATTTAATGCTATAGATGACGGTCCTGAATATAAGATTAATGAAGAACCAATGGACAAAGTTGACAAAGCATTAGCAACACCATTTCCTCGCGATGTCGAAAAAATTGAAGATGAAAAATATGAGGATGTAATGCACAGAGTTGTTAATCACGCTCACCAACGAAATCCAAATAAAAAATGGTCATAGCCCACTTCGGTGGGTTTTTTATTGTCTGAACAAATCTAATTTACTACCGCAAGCCACGCAGTGAAATGAGAGTTGACTGCTCAGGCCGCCAGAAGCAACGCGGAAAATCAATTCCGGCTTATTACGATTGAGGTGAGCCATGCTCAAGAAAGTCAAACGCCGACTTTACAAAGAAGGTAGATATTCATGCCAGTTGCCAAAATGCGACACAACAAAATGGAGTGTCGATGATTGGTGTAACTGGATAGATAGATACGGAACTTGGTGGGATAAATAACAGGTAACTTAAGCGTATTTACTTTCGCAGCAAACCACTTATTTGAGGTGAGATATGACAAAATCATGGAGCGTACCTTTTCCTGAATCAGAAACTGAACATGATGGAATGCCTGTTTTCTGGAGATTCCAGGCGACAGTTGAAGAAGATGGGATAAAAATATTCGCACTTCAATATATAGCTTTTCATCAGACAGAGCATTATGCATGGTTGGTTCCTGCGCATTGGATTGTTAATTTTAAACCAGCACCAAATCAGTGGTTACAGGAATGGAAACAAAGGAAAAATAGATATGCAATTAAGAAAGTAGCAAAAAATGCAGAAAGATCTTTTGCATTCCCAACGAAGAAACTTGCCATTGAAAGTTTATTGCGCCGGAAGAAATACCATTTAATGAGAATCAAACAAGATTTGGCTGTTGTATCAACTCTTGTTGATGGGATGAAGAATATTGATACATCAACACCAGATATTGAATATAACTTTGGACACAACCAAGAAACAGAAAATTGGGTATTTTATTAGTACAAATAAGCACTGTGTATTCATTCCAACGAGTGAATACACGGAGCAATGTCGCTCGTAACTAAACAGGAGCCGACTTGTTCTGATTATTGGAAATCTTCTTTGCCCTCCAGTGTGAGGGCTTTTTTATATGCATACCAATAACGCTTCACTCGAGGCGTTTTCGTTATGCAATCAAATATAAGGAGTTACCCATGATGCACTTTCAGCTCGCGGGTAGCGGCGTCATGTCCGCTTTCTACCCGCACGAATCTGAATTATCACGCCGAGTTAAACAATTAATCAGAGCAGCAAAGAAACAACTGGAGGCGTTATGCGCAATGAAATAGCCATCAATCACCAGATGCTTCGTGCGGCACAAAACAAAGCAGTAATAGCCAGATTTATTGGTGATTCCAAAATGTGGCTTGAAGCAAATAAAGAGATGAAATCAGCTATCAACCTTCCATGGTATCGCAGGAAATGAGTTTTACAGATAACTGGTCAGACGAAGAATTCATTCGTCAGATGAAAGAATTAATCGGTAACGAAGGAGATATTCATGTCACTTGCAACCACAGTGAAGGAGAGCAAGTTACAGAGACGCATGTACACGCAGAAAGCTCTCTGGTATCGCCATAATGGCGACCGCGAAGGAATGCGGGTATGCCTTAATTTGTCCCGAGTCGAAGTATTAAATCAGCGTTATTTCCTTGGGCCGTGTCCATTCTGAGAACAATCATATGAGCAAAGAATTTTACGCAAGACTGGCAGCTATTCAGAAGAATTTGAACGCGCCAAAGAATCAGTACAACTCATTCGGTAAATATAAATACAGAAGCTGCGAAGACATTCTTGAAGGCGTTAAGCCGTTACTGAATGGCCTGTTTTTATCAATCAGCGATGAAGTTGTGTTGATTGGTGATCGGTATTACGTGAAAGCCACGGCAACTATTACCGATGGCGAAAACAGCCATACGGCAACCGCTCTTGCACGAGAGGAAGAAAGCAAGAAAGGAATGGATTCTGCACAAGTTACGGGAGCTACAAGCTCTTATGCACGCAAGTATTGCCTCAATGGTTTGTTCGGCATTGATGATGCGAAAGATGCAGATACAGACGAGCATAAACATCAGCAGAACGCAGCAGCAAAGCAATCAAAACCATCACCTACACCTGAACAGGTTCTAAAAGCATTCACTGACGCAGCATTGCAGAAAAACACCGTGGAAGAGCTTAAACAGGCGTTCGCCAAAGCGTGGAAGATGCTCGAAGGCACACCGGAGCAGCAAAAAGCGCAGGACGTTTACAACATCAGACGAGACGAATTAGAAGGGGCGGCCGCTTAATGGCACATTCGATTACTGTAAGACTAAACAAGCCCGCAAGAGAGTTTCAGGCCGGGGAAAATATCGGATTCAACATCCGTGCTGGAGTTCAGTATTACGATCGCCAGACAAAAAAGAAAGAATGGACAAACTACAGCGCCGTTGTATTTGCCAAGCCGGGAGCGCAAGCGGATTACTACCGTAGTGTTCTTGTTGAAGGTGGCATTGTTGAAATTACCGGAGAAAACATCAGGGTTGATATTTATCAGGGGCAAAATGGTCAATCAATCACTCTTGAATTACTGAATGCAAAGATTGGATTTGCAGCTTCAGGAAATGGCCCGCAGCAGCAAAGTAGTAACCAGCAGAACACTCCTGTATACGACGATTCCATCCCATTCTGATTTAGAAAAATAAGGATTTAATTATGCCAGCGCCTTTGTATGGTGCGGATGACCCGCGCCGCTGTTCCGGCAATTCCGTATCGGAGGTGCTGGATAAATTCAGAAAAAACTACGATCGAATAATGTCTCTACCGCAGGAAACGAAAGAGGAAAAGGAATTTCGCCACTGTATATGGCTTGCAGAGAAAGAAGAACGCGAGCGAATTTACCAGACATCAATCCGACCATTCCGCAAAGCCACATATACCCACTTCCCTGAAATTGACCCGCGCCTGCGTAATTACCGCTCACGCTATGGCGCTATCAGTAATGACTAAGGAATTTACAATGAGAGGACTTGCATACAATCCCGGCATTCTTCCGGCAGAAATGATTATTCGCCAACGCGTAAAGCCAATGCCATCGAGAGAGGAATTGCTTAAGAGAAATTCTTTTCCGTCAGTAAATCAAAACAAATATCTGAATGCGATGTGGCGGAGTGGGAAGAAATGAAACAAATTACACTAATTGAGATGGATGGTTTTCTGAAAGGTAAATGCATCCCAAGTGATTTAAAGGTTAACGAAACAAACGCTGAATATCTTGTCCGTAAGTTCGGTGAACTTGAATCAAAACTGGAAACGGCGTTGCGGGAGTGTCGTTCTGCTGGAATCACGATTGATAACCTTGAGGCCAAGTGCGCGGCGCTGGCTGCTGAGAATGCAAGGCTGAAGGCTGCGCACCCTCAACCATTCGGACATGAGATGATGAAGGCTCTTGATGCGTATGAGAAGTATCAGGATGAAGTTCCAGAGACTGGAATGCTCAATGCATTTTTCATCTTGCGTGACAGCATCCGTGTTGACACCCAAGCCACCGATGCTTTTCTGGCTGAAGTACGGGCGCAGGGGGTAGAGATGTACGCAGATAACCTCGACAACGGAGCAGACGACGCAGAACGAGGTGGTTTTGATGATGCCGTTAAGTTTCTACGCAGTGAAGCGTCTGGTGTACGTTTGTTCGCCGACCAGCTTCGCAAAGGAGGCAACCAGTGAGTGTAACGGTTGAAAAGATTGATGTGTTGTCATTCGTTATAACCGGTGCAGAGCGACTAGATCCGGTTAGAGTGATGATTGAAAACTACGAACCTGGTAAGGGAAGAATCACCATCACCTGCTACGGAAAAGCGTGGACTGCGGCTTGGTTTGCTATGGGCGGTGATGATGTGCAGACGTTCATTAAGCGGGTCAGCAACGAGTATCTAATCGGCTATTTCGACCCTCAACTGCGAAGCACGGTCGACGATGACAACGATGCAAATCTGCTTTTCGTGAAGTCAGAAATCATAAAGTTACGAAGAGAGAGAGAAATCGACGCGGTACAGGCTCGAGAAATGTGGGACGAGGCGGAAAACGCCGATGACGTAAAAGAAAGCTGCTGTTGTTTCGGTGTCGGTAACAAACTGCTGAATCTCTTTGGTGATGATCCGTGGTATGCCGACTGGCCAACGGCACCAAACCCGAAATACCAGTATCTGGAACGCGTACTTAATGCAGTGAGAGACGGTCTTAAGCAAATAGAGAAGGAGGTAACCAGTGAGTGTATATCTTATTGATAAACGCCGACGTGGGCAACAAATACCACCTGTAGGAATTCCGAATCACACATGGTTTTGCGTACTTGATATCGATGGAATGGATGCGTTGGTTGACACTCGTCATTACTGCGATACCGCAACAGCTACTCCGGCGAAAGCAAAGAAAATGGCTGCTCTGATAGAAAACTGGACTCCACCTGATGGTTGGTGCAATGGGAATGATCGAGATTGGCACGAAAAAATGAAGGGCTATATCTGCGATTTTTTACGTAAATGCAACGGCTTCAGGGTGATGTGATATGACCAAAATTAACTATCAGGTACTGCGTGAAGCGGCAGAAAAAGCAACGTGGGGAGACTGGGACTCATATAAACCACACCGTGGCGCACGTGGTTATGAGGTCCGACTAAGTAGTCAGGCCATTGCGCAACACGTTCTGAAAAACAACGCTGAATTTATTGCTGCCTTTAATCCCAAGATTGCTTTGGCACTACTGGATGAACGGGAAAGAAACCAGCAATACATCAAATCCCGCGACCAGGAGAACGAGGATATTGCGCTTACGGTTGGGAGGCTGCGCGTTGAGCTTGAAGCAGAAAAACAGCGGGCAAAAGTTCTATTTATGGAAAATGCCCGGCTTAAGTCAGGCATAGCCGGTCTGATACACCTCGGTATTCGATATGCAGATGTTGAGGTCATGAAAATTGCTGGAGATGCCCAGCTTTCTACCCCATGCACTGACAGCATCATAAACAGCATTGCAACAGGCATTCGCATCAAAGGAGAGTGAGATGGCCACTTTCACCGACAAAGAACTGATTAAAGAAATCAAAGAGCGAATCGGCAGCCTGGACGTGCGAGACAATATTGAGCGCCGGGCTTATGAAATTGCTCTGGCATCGCTGGAAGCAGAGCCTGTAAGCCAAACTTACAACTTGCCAGAATTAATCGAGGGTATGGAAGTTTCCATTGATGTAAGCACTTGTGATGCTGATTTAGGTAATCGCTATTTCGGCACCGTCACCGAGGCGTTAGAACTTGATACAGCCAAGAATGGTTACATCCTCCTGGTTCAGGACGCAGAGCCAAACTTCGATATAAATGGCAACTCTCCGGTAACTACGGATGGTTGGATAAGCTGTAGTGAGCGAATGCCGGATAAGTTAATTCCGGTAATTGTCATGTATGAAGACGGTGAGATGTGGTCTGCAATGTGGAATGGCAATCGCTGGGATGATGGCACCGAATATCCGGATCCGCACTCAGTTACGCACTGGCGTGAAATGCCAGCAGCACCGCAGCAGGAGGTTAACCGTGGCTAACCTGCAACTTGCCGTCAAAGGTGAATACTTCGATGCCATGATTCGCGGGGAGAAAACGGAAGAGTATCGCCTGTGTAATGACTATTGGAATAAGCGAATTATGTTCCGGGAGTATGACCGCCTGATTATCACAAAGGGATATCCGAAGCGCGACGATTCCAGCCGCAGAATTGACGTCCCGTATGACGGATATGAAATCAAGACAATCACACATCCGCACTTCGGCGATAAACCGGTAAATGTTTACGCGATAAAGGTAAATATCGGCAATGAATAACAATCCTCGCACTCGCGGGGATTTCTTTTATCTGAACTCGCTACGGCGAGTTTTGTTTTATGGAGATGATAAATGCACTTCCGAGTCACAGGTGAATGGAATGGAGAACCATTCAACAGGGTTATCGAAGCAGAGGACATCAACGACTGCTATAACCACTGGATGATATGGGCGCAGATAGCACATGCAGACGTAACCAATATTCGAATTGAAGAACTGAAAGAACACCAAGCCGCCTGATGGCGGTTTTTTATTGCCTGATTTGCAGGTTCGATTCCCTATTCGGAGATAGCACTCATGCAACACGAACTACAGCCTGATTCACTGGTTGATTTGAAATTCATCATGGCCGATACTGGCTTCGGTAAGACCTTCATCTATGACCGGATTAAGTCCGGCGACCTGCCTAAAGCCAAAGTTATCCACGGACGAGCAAGATGGTTATATCGTGACCATTGTGAATTCAAAAATAAGCTCTTAAGCCGCGCCAATGGGTAA